GTCCAAATACTATGAAGATATCAAAGCTGGATCAAAACTCACTACTGAGCAACAGAAAGCAATTGATTTCTTTAATAGATATAACAAGGAATCAAAAGAAAATGAAAAAATAGCAAAAACGCAAAAATCAACTTTCTTAAAGAAAACTGATCAAGTTTTCAACGATAAGTTCAAAGGTTTTGAATATAACGTCGGTGATAAGAAATATAGATTTAACGTTAAAAATACTGAAGAGGTTAAAAATACTCAAAGCGACATCAATAATTTTGTCAAAAAGTTTTTGAACGAAAATAATTCGATGGAAGATGCTAAAGGTTATCATAAATCTCTTTATACAGCAATGAATGCTGATGCTATTGCTAGTCACTTTTACGAACAAGGTAAAGCCGATGCTATGAAAGATAGTGTTGCTAAATCTAAAAATGTTAATATGAGTCCAAGACAAAGTCATGGAAAAATAGAAGCAGGTGGTATAAAAGTAAAAGTATTGGGTGAAAATTCTAATGATTTTAAGTTTAAAATTAAAAACAATAAATTTAAAAAATAACTTTAAAAATTAAAAATTATGGCAATTACTGCAGGAGGTAGTTTGAATAGTGTGGCAGCACCACAACAACAAGCGTTGGCTTCAAACTACATAGATTTTACAGACGGTTCTACCGGCTGGGAACAACAATACCTGCCTGACTTGATGGAGAAAGAATCAGCGGTTTTCGGTAACCGTACAGTTTCTGGATTCCTTGCTCAAGTTGGCGCAGAAGAGGCTAGTGCATCCGATCAGGTTGTATGGTCTGAACAATCACGTTTACATTTATCTTACGTTTGTACGGTAGATGCGGATGGTGATACAAATGGTACACTTACAATTACTACTGATATTGATGGTAACGCGATTACTGACACTCATGGTATTAGAGTTAATGACGTTGTATTAATAGCGCAAGCTGGTTTAATAGTTAAAGCACTAGTTGTTGAGACTCCAGATTCAGCTGTTGTTACAGTTGAACCTTATGCTACAGCTGCTTTATCAACTTTATCTGACGGTACAGCAACTGTATTAGTTATTGGTTCACATTATGGAAAAGGACAGTCTTACAGTGATATTACTGGTACTGCTGCTGATTCTAAAAGAACTTCTTTAACACCTACGTTTAAGTCGTACGGTAACCAAATGCAAATAATGAAAGATTATTATGCTGTATCTGGTTCTGATGCTTCACAAGTAGGTTGGGTTGAAGTTTCTGCTGAAGACGGTAGTTCTGGTTACTTATGGTACTTAAAAGCTGAAGGTGAAACTAGAGCTAGATTTACTGATCATTTAGAAATGACAATGTTAGAGGCTGAAAAATCAGCTGGTGCATCTATCATTGGTTTTGCTGATGGTCAAATTAGAGGTTCTGCTGACGCGGGTGCTAATGGTGTTGGTACGCAAGGTTTATTCGATGCTATCGAAGAAAGAGGTAATACTACTTCTGGTATATCTGGTGTTAACGCTGCTACTGATTTAGCTGAATTTGATGCTATCTTAGCTGAGTTTGATAATCAAGGTGCTATTGAAGAAAATATGATGTTTGTAAATAGAGCTACGTCTCTTGCTATAGATGACATGTTAGCTTCTATGAATTCTTATGGAGCTGGTGGTACTTCTTACGGGGTATTTGATAACTCTGAAGATATGGCACTTAATTTAGGTTTCTCTGGATTCCGAAGAGGTTCTTACGACTTCTACAAATCTGACTGGAAATATCTAAATGATAAAGCTACAAGAGGTGGTATTAATTCTAGAGGTACTACAGCTGCTATTAGAGGAGCTATTATACCTGCTGGTGTATCTTCGGTTTATGACCAAGCTTTAGGATCAAATATGAAACGTCCATTTTTACATGTTAGATATAGAGCTTCAAATACAGAGTCTAGAAAATTCAAAACTTGGGTTACTGGTTCTGTTGGTGCTACTACGTCTGCTTTAGATGCAATGGAAATTCATATGTTATCTGAAAGATGTTTAGTTACACAAGGTGCTAACAATTTCATGTTAATGAAATAAGCATTTATTATATTAAGGATCGAGGCTTCGGCCTCGACCCTTTCTTTTTATTAATTTTATTATATATTATATTATGGCAAAAAAACAAGAAACAAAAAAAGCTTCTTACCAAGGAGATCCTGGTGATGAGCATCAAGAAAAAGTGGTGGTTAAAACTCCACAAATTGTAGAACAACCAAAAACAATTGTTAAAGAAAAACCAAAAAGAAAAGAACCAACTTATAAAAAAGCAGGGGATGGTTGGGAAATAAAAGATAGAGTTTACTATTTAAAAGGAAGTAAAAAGCCTTTATCTAGAATGATTAGATCAGCTAATATATATTGGTTTGATGAAGAAGCGGGTTACGAAAGAGAATTAAAATATTGTGAGAATCAACAAACTTGTTTTGTAGATGAAATGAAAGGAGACCAAAGACTTTCACATATTATTTTTAGAAATGGTGCTTTGCATGTAACTAGAGAAAAAACAATTTTACAAAAATTACTTTCTGTTTATCATCCAGAACGCAATATCACATTCCATGAATGGCAACCAGAGGTTAAAGCAGAAAGTGAAGTTGATGTATTAGAAATGGAAATAGCAGCGTTAAATGCAGCTCAAAATTTAGATATTGATATGGCAGAGGCGGTTATGCGTGTGGAGATTGGTTCTAAAGTATCTAAAATGACTTCTAAAGAGCTTAGACGAGATTTACTATTATATGCTAAGAAAAATCCTAAGTTGTTCTTAGAATTAGTAAATGATGAAAATGTTCAACTTAGAAACTTTGGTATTAAAGCAACTGAAATGAAGATAATTAAACTATCTTCTGATCAAAGAACGTTTAGTTGGGGATCTAATGATAGAAAACTAATGAATGTTCCATTTGATGAACACCCATATTCAGCTTTAGCCGCTTGGTTTAAAACTGATGAAGGTATGGAGATTTATTCAAATATTGAAAAAAGATTTAATTCATAACAAATAATAGTGGTTACCCTTCGGGGTAACCCTTTTATTAAAATTAAATTCTATGGAAGATAATAAAAAATCAAAAGGTTTAGGCGACTCAATAGAAAAAATAACAAAAGCAACCGGGTTAGATAGTTTAGCACAAATGGGTGCTAGTTTATTAGGAAAAAAAGATTGTGGTTGTAATAAAAGAAAAGAGAAACTTAATAAAATGTTTCCTTATAAAAAATAATAATTATGCCAGTAAGTGTAGACGCAGTATATCAAAAAGTATTAGCTTTAGCAAATAAAGAGCAAAGGGGTTATATCACTCCTCTAGAATTTAATTTATTTGCAAACCAAGCACAGTTAGATATATTCGAGCAATATTTTTATGATATAAATCAACATAAAAGAATACCTCGCGATACAGGTAGCATTTCTGATATACCAAATAATTTAAGACATAAACTAAGAGATTTTATAGTTTATCAAAACGTTGTTGGTGGTAAAATTCCTAGACAAACAACAGCGGGTGATGAGGTACATGTTGTTGGTAGAATATTAGTACATCAAGGAAGTACATTTGGTCAAAAAAGATATGCAGAGGCAAAAAAAATTGATGCAGATGAACTTAATAGTATATTATATTCTGAATTCCACAAAAAAGGATTAATAAAGAATCCAGTATATATTGATAACCCAACTAAAGATAGAGATGAACATAAGATAGTTGTATATGGATATGATGCCCCTAACAATACAGTTGGAGTAGTAACACAAGGTGGGGCTAATTCAGGTGTTACCGCTGAAGTTGTTGTTAGACCAGGTGGTATAAGAGGTTCAGGTTCTTCAGCTGTTAGATCACCAAGAGTAGAATGGGGTTATGATGTTATAGCTGAAAAAGCTCTATATAACGCATCTAGAAGTTATAATTTTGAATTACATGGTTCTGAAGAACCAGAATTAGTTGTAAAAATATTAGAACTAGCAGGTATTACTTTAAATAAACCCGGTGTAGTTCAAATAGCAGATCAAGAAGACGCGAAAACAATTCAACAAGAAAAACAATAAATAAATGGGGTTAATAAATATAAATCAACAAGCTTACTATAATAACAACGAGTTATATGATAGTGATTTTGGAAGTTATCAATTTATATCTTTAGACGACGTTATAGATAACTTTACAGCTACATTCGTTGGTGAAGGTAAAATATTACAAAATGTTCTTAGAAGTGACATTAGCTTTCACGCACATAGAGCATTAGCGGAATTAAGTTTTGATACTTTTAAATCGTGTAAAGCTCAAGAAATAGAAGTTCCAGCGCATTTAACAATGCCTTTACCACAAGATTATGTTAACTATGTAAAACTAGTTTGGAGTGATGATACTGGAATCGAGCATGTAATTTATCCAGCCACAAAAACATCAAATCCAACCCCAATTCAACAAAATAGCGACGGTGACTATATTATATCAGCTGTTGCAACTATAACTAATGGTTCACCTGATATAGTTTTAGATTCCGAATACAAAAATATAAAAACGGGTATGATACTTAACAGTATGCATATAACCAATCCAACAGCACCATCACAACGTCCGTATGTTGTTGGTGTTTCAAATAGTGGTGGTATAACGACTGTAAGTTTAAGTCAAAACATGAATTGGCCAGGTGCCACAGGAGCGTCAACCGGTAATCAAGAAACTGTAAGTTTTGTTGAAAGTGATGGTAGTATATCACTACAAAACGAATCTGCTCATATAGTAGAAAATCTTAGTTGGGATGATAATGATTACCACATAACAGCTAGTTCCGCTAGTGATATTGCAAGTATAAAACCAGGAATGTTAGTTGTTAGTGATATACAGATAGGAAGTTTTGGTACAAATTATTTTCCAGTAGGGACTAAAGTTGTTGCTGTGAATAATACTATTGTTACAGTAAATCAAAAACCCGTTACCGCTGTTGCAAGTGGTGGTGAGATAACTTTTATTTCAGAAAATAAAATATCAAACACCTGGAGTAATTATAAAAATATAACAGCATCAGAAAATACTAACGACGAGTATGAGGATGATACTTACTGGCCATCATATGGTGAAAGATACGGTTTAGATCCTCAACACGCTCAAGTTAATGGATCTTTTTATATAGATTGTGCAGCAGGTAAAATACATTTTAGTTCAAATTTATCTGGCAAAACAGTTATATTAAAATATATAAGTGATAGTTTAGGCACGGAAGATGAAATGCAAGTACACAAGCTTGCTGAAGAAGCAATATACAAGTGGATTGCTTATGGATGTTTAATATCTAGAGCTAATATACCAGAATATGTTATAGCTAGATTTAAAAAAGAAAAATTTGCTGAAACAAGAAAAGCAAAATTAAGACTATCAAATATTAAATTAGAAGAAATCACTCAAATTTTTAGAGGTAAATCGAAACAAATAAAACACTAGTATATGCCAGAGTTTAATAATAGGTTTCATAAAGGTCGAATGAATAAAGACCTTGATGAAAGGTTGGTGCCCAACGGTGAGTATAGAGATGCGTTAAACGTAGAAATTGTAACCTCAGAAGGTTCCAATGTTGGTACTGTACAAAACCTTAAAGGTAATATAGACTTATCGAGTATTGTAATACAAGATAAACATCTTGGTAGTACGTCAGCTTATTGCGTTGGTAGTATTGCAGATGAAAAAAACGATAAGATATATTGGTTGCTAGCTGGAGAGGGAAGAGATATTATAGCTGAATATAATTATAATACTGGTAACGTTTTACCTGTAGTTGTTGATATTTTCACTCCTGGTATCGCTGCTTATCAAGGTAGTGGTAGAGTATTAAATTTTGATAAAGCATTTCCAATAACGGGTTTAAATATTATTGATGAAATGTTGTTTTGGACTGACAATAACACAGAGCCTAAACGAGTAAATATACCTAGAGCAAAACTAGGATCAATAAGTTTTTTCAACAAAACTGAATTATACGTAAGAGACGTATCCACTTCTTTTCAAGCTATTGAGTATGTATCAGCTGGTCTTTTAAAAGAAGAACATATAACTATTATTAAAAAATCTCCACCAACAGCTCCTACTTTAGAGATGAGAAATACATCCAGAGAAGATAGGAGTTTTTGGATTTATCCTGGAAACGGTATTAGCGAGGTTGACACTACAATAACAACTTCTGATAATTTATTTCTTGATATGAGCACTGGGGATTTTTACGAAAATCCAATTCAAATAACTTTAGATCCTACAATAACAGGTGGTATAGCTGATTATAAAATAGGAGATATATTAGTTATATCAGCTGGAGAAAACGAACTTAGAGTAGAAATTTTACCAAGTGGGTTTACTATAGATAATTCTAGTACTCCACCACTATTAACTTGTGAGGTAGCTGTTTTATCTGGTGACAAGCAAATAATGCCTATTGATGACACTCTCGACGTACGATTAGATGAAGGTCCTCCATTATTTGAGTTTAAATATCCAAGGTTTGGTTATAGATATAAATATGAAGATGGTGAGTATTCTGCTTTTTCTCCATTTTCAGAAGTAGCTTTCTTGCCAAATGAATATAGTTATCTACCTAAAGAAGGTTATAACTTAGGTATGGTAAACCAAATAAGAAGTTTAGCTATTAAAAACTTTGTACATGAAAGATTATTACCAGACGATGTTATAGCTATTGATATATTATATAAGGAATCTGTTGGACCAAATGTTTACTCTATAAAAACAATAAAACGTAAACCACCTTCAAACACAGGTGTTTATGATGAGTGGAATGCTTTAACAGCTACAACTATTGATGGTGGTGATTATAAAACAAAAGGTTTTGTTCAAATAACATCTGAAATAGTACACGCCGTAATACCTTCAAATCAAACGTTACGTCCTTGGGATAATGTACCTAGAAAAGCTTTAGCACAAGAAGTAGTGGGTAATAGGTTAGTATATGGTAATTATTTACAAAACTATAATATAGCTAATCCACTTGGAAATTATTCTCGTGCTTTAAGACGTATGGAGCATTCTGGTAATTTACCAGCTAGTTTAGATATTGATATAGATTTAAAATTATCTACAAAAACACGTACTGTTGGTGATATACCTTTAGAACAAGTTGATCCTAACTTACACACTATAGGATATGGTCCTGCTAAATCAATAAAATCACTAAGAACATATCAATTAGGTGTTGTATATATAGATGAATTTGGAAGAGAAACACCTGTGTTTTCTAATAGCTCTGTAGATGCTAATTCTTTATTTTTAGAAAAATCTATAGCTAATAAACAAACAAAACTTAACGCTCAAATATTTAACAACTCTCCAGAGTGGGCGAAACACTTTAAATTTTTCGTAAAACAGACAGCTGATGAGTACTATAACTTATCACTAGATAGATGGTATGATGCTGAAGATGGTAATATATGGTTATCTTTTCCATCGTCAGAAAGAAATAAAATAGATGATGAAACGTTTTTAATACTTAAAAAAGTACATGATGGCGATGACTTTGTAGATTCTCGTGCTAGATATAAAATTATTGCAATAGAAAATGAAGCCCCATTATTTATAAAATTAAAGAGATCTCCACAAGGTGCTTATAAAGATGATACTTCCGTCTCTGGTTCAACCGCAACTCAACCCATTGGAGATGGTTCTGTAGGATTCCCATTAGAAGGTGGAACAACAATAAAATTAGCACAAGCACCGTTTGAAACTTTTGGATGGGAAGACAAGCTTGATGATGAGATATCACTATACGAACTTAGAGTAAAAGGACCAACTGGTTATAGTAATTCTTACAAAATAAATTCTTTTCAATTAATAAAGGGTGGTAGTTCTGATTTTTATGAGTTAACAATGAAAGAACCTTTTGGTTCTGATATGATTGTTACCTCTCCAGATGGTACGTTTGCAAATAGAAATAAAAACTGTAGTGTAGAATTGTGGAAAGAAGAAGAGATTAACAAACCTCAATTTGAAGGTAGATTTTTTGTTAAGATAGTTAAAGATTCAGATTTAATAGAAGCCTTAATTAAACCTATTGTAGAATCTAGCACTTGGACAGTTTTAAACTCTATAAAATCTTCATATATAAATCCAGAGTCTGATTGGGCGCTTGCTAATAGTGGTAATACCGATTTTTGGTTTGGTAATAATCCAGATAAAATTTCAATATCACCTCATAACAATACAGGTGGTAATGTTGCTGATGAACAGTTTGGTATTGGACCACAAGGTGATGGAAAAACTTTTTGGAAAGAAGCTAGTAAATCAAACGAAACTGGGTATAATTCATCAGGTTGGTTTATTGATAGAGTAGAAGGATTTAGAAGATTTAAACGTACTAAATCTATTTCAAATGAAAACAGTTCTTACAAAACAAATTCCGTGGGTATTAATGTGCCTGGCGTCTCTAATAATATAGAGGCTTTAGATCCAGCTGTACAAGTACAACTTACTGGAACAAACACCCACTCTTCTAATAGTGGTACCAATTATTTAGGTATATCTGATAATAGAGGACCAGAAAACGAATTAAAACTAGCTCCAAAATCTGAATCGGGAAATATACTACCATCTTTAGGTATAACAAACTCTGCTGGAGGTACTGTAATTCACTTATCATACTCTGGTATAGGAACCGATGAAGGAGATGGGAATCCTCCTGATGGTGCTGCTTTAACAGATTTTCACGGTCTTGGTTCTAGTGCTTGGGCTACTGATTATGTAAACGACGTTGCTTTTATACAACAAATTACAACAGTTAATACTCTATGGAGATGGGAAGAAGACCCAGATCAAATATTATATAAAACAGAAAATCCACCTTATAGTATATCTTTAGTGCCAGAAGGTCCAAACTACCCAAGTACAGTTAATATAGATAACAACGCATGGTTTGCTAACACGGGTAACGATAGTGTTTATGGTGATAATGGTATTGCATTATATAATTATACTAAATTTGCTGATTATGCTATTAATGATCATTATCATGCAAAGTGGTATTCTAACATAGCAGGTCCTGGAGCTGCTGTAGGTAGAATTCAAAGAGCGTGGGTTTCAATGGAAATACAATCGTACACAGAAAATTGTGGACCCCCACTTTGTGGTACCGCTAATCAAGCACTTAGTGATACTAATAGTGATTGGATAGGAGCGTATTTTAACCCCGCTAGATGGGGAGGAGATTACACCGGTAGTCCAGCTGCATCCGCTGGTTGGCCTATATTTAATGGATACGGTGGTGGAAGCAACGTGTCTGAAATACATAAGAAATTTCCAATGATGACGGAAGATTGGGGTAAACCTTGGAATAAAAGAAGAAGGTATATGTTCTTTTGTAAAACAGCTGGTGGTAAAGATATAAACGGAAATATTATACCACCTGGACAACCTGCTGGAACTCAAGGTGCTGCTAAATATTTACCAACAAATAGTCCAGATAATGACGCTTGGTTTGATCAAAATGGGGTTTTATTAACATCACCACCAACTACTCCTGCTCCAGGTATACGTTCTGACGGTATGTATACTGGTCACGCTATTCCTGGCAGTGGATCAGATCCTCTTGGGTCAACGACAATACCGTATAAAAAAATGGAAGATTCAAGTGGTGCTGTTGGTGATCCACCTGGTAGTGTTACTTGGCAAATAGTAGAAGCATATAGTATATTTGATGATGAAAAATATCAAAGCACAAACCCTGCTGTATTTGAAACAGAACCAAAAGAAAATACTCCTTTAGATATATATTATGAGGTTGGACAAACATATCCTATAGATCTTAACGATAATACTATAGAACAATTTATCGGAGCTGTTGGTCCTGATTTAGCGTTAAACAGCAAGGTAACATGTTATACTGTAACAGGAACAGGTTCTGTACCTAAGATTTTATCAACAGAATCAATAGATACAACTACTGGTGCTTCAGTTGCTTTAACTGATATTAGAGTTTGGAAAGTATCTAATAATTCAGTATATCTACATTCTGTTGGTGAGGGCGATGCGCCTGGTGTACCACTTAATTATACGGATACTAATACTGTTCATCCAAATCAAGGAGATAGACTTGTATTTACTAGAGCTGATGGTAGTTCAACAGAAGTAGAAGTTACAAGTTTAAACACATTAGATCCAACAGAGTTTAAGTTAGATAGATATACACATAATTATAAAGTTACTCTACCGTGGTTTAACTGTTTTTCTTTTGGAAACGGTGTAGAGTCAGATAGAATTAGAGATGATTATAACGCTCCTAGAATAGATAATGGTCCAAAAGCATCAGCATCATTAGAAGAACCTTATGCTGAAGAAAGAAGAGGTAGTGGTTTAATTTATTCTGGAATATACAATTCTAAAAGCGGTGTAAATAATTTAAATCAATTTATACAAGCTGAAAAAATAACAAAAGATTTAAATCCTTCATACGGAAGTATTCAAAAATTATTTACAAGAAATACAAACCTTGTAACTTTATGTGAAGATAAAGTATTTAAAATATTAGCAAATAAAGATGCTTTATTTAACGCTGACGGTAACCCACAATTAACAGCAACCTCAAACGTATTAGGACAAACAATACCTTTTACAGGTGAATTCGGTATATCTAAAAATCCAGAATCATTCGCTTCAGAATCTTATAGAGCATACTTTACAGATAAAACTAGAGGTACAGTTTTAAGATTATCACAAGACGGTATAACACCTATATCAGATTTTGGTATGAAGGATTACTTTGCTGATAATTTACCAGAAACATATAGACTTTTAGGTAGTTTTGATGATAAAAAACAAGAGTACAATTTAACACTTGACTATACAAATTATCCTATAATATTACCTCCAACCGCTAGAGCTAGAACGCGTGGTTATATACATATGGAACCTGGTGCTGACGGTAATCCTAGTACATTAATATCTCCAACAACAATTAGAATACACTCTGTTAACCAAATTCAAGTTGGTGATGTTATAGTTGGTGATGGTATACCTATTAATTGTTTTGTAGATTCAATAGGTCCTATAATACAAACTGGTAGTTGGAAAAATTGGAGAGATATTACTGTATCATGCGTACCTTCAACAGTATATTTAGCCGCACTTCCTATAATTACTTTAGAATATGAATATGATAAAGATGGAAATCCATCAGCGTCTTTATGGGGTTACGAATCATCTATAGTTATTTCAATACCTACAACACCGCCTGTATCAATCGAACCGTCGAGTCTTAATAAAACAATCTCTTTTTCAGAGGCATCGAAAGGATGGGTTAGTTTTAAATCTTGGATTCAAGAAAATGGTATTAGTTTAAACAATACGTATTATACGTTTAAAGCTGGTCAATTATGGCAACATCACGCTAGTGAAGATAGAAATACTTTTTATAATAAATTTACAGAATCATCTATAGAGTTATTATTTAACGGTGCGCCTGGATCTGTTAAAAGTTTCCAAACATTAAACTATGAAGGTAGTCAATCTAAAATAACGATAGATACAGGTGACGACGAATACTGGAATAATAATAATAAAAAAGGATGGTATGTTGATGATATGCATACTAACTTACAAGAAGGTGATATACATGAGTTTAAAAATAAAGAGGGCAAGTGGTTCTCTCAAGTTAAAGGTGTAACTACAGAGTGGTTAGATGATGGTAATGCTGGTAATATAGATACTAATGAGTTTTCTTATCAAGGTATAGACGAAGCTGCTCATATTGGTATAATTGGTAATTTTACTTCTTGGGAATGTGTTGACGGTACTTGTGAAGAGCTTACTGATGCTTCTGGTCCTTATCAAACTAGACTACAATGTTTAAGCGCTGATGGCCCATGTCGTAATGTCGATACTGGTCCTTTTGATTGTAACGCAGATACTGGATACTGTGAACCTTCAACAACTGGTGTGTATAGCACTTTAGACGCTTGTGTTGATAAGTCACCGTGTGGTTATCATCCATATGATTGTAATAGTAGTACGGGTGGTTACTGTATGCCATCAACATCACCTGGTCAATACACAGGTACACCTGGTGTAGAATCTGCTGAACATGAATGTTTACGTTTATCTGATTGTGGTTGGTCTGACCCACACGATTGTTGTGATGGTGTTTGTTATCCATCTTATACTGGACAATTTGTTAATGAATCTGATTGTATAACAAATTCACCATGTACGATGACAAATTTTGAACCTCATTCTTGTAACTTTGATCAATGTATACCAGATCCAAATGGCCCGTATAGTAATTTAACAGAGTGTGTAGATCTTTCTGCGTGTACGTACGAATCAGGTTGGGAATGTGATTCGAGTGGTAGTAGACCAAGCTGTACAAATACTGGATCAGGTCCGTATACAACTGAATTACATTGTTTACAAAATTCACCTTGTGAGGCAGCTACTCCTAAATGGGAATGCTATTGTGGTACTTGTGTACCTCAGTCAGATGGTCAATATACTAGTGAAAAAGATTGTTTAGATAATACTGATTGTAGCCCTATTAATCCTTGTTCTAGACCTCACACTGTATCGGTAATACCAACAGACCCAACGGCAGATCCTGATTCTCCTGGTACTTGTTTCCAAGATGGTGATGTACAGTTATCGGTAACTTTAGGTCAAAATGGAGCTACGCATTTCAATGTATTCTATAGAGATCCTTTCGGCGCTGTGCTTGCTGACCCTAATCTTTATAGCGGTTCAACTACAACATCTTTAGCTTCTTCATTTAGCGCGCCGGGATTATTATTTGGTTCTTGGGAATATACTATTATTGATAATCTTGGTTGTGAAACTCAAGGTACATTTTATTTAGATTGTCAAAGTACACCTGAGGCGTGTTCTTGGCAAACAGATGTAAACAAGTATACTATAACTACAACAAATCCAACACCTCAACTATGTAATAATGGAACTATTAATATACAAATGGATAGTTTAATAACAGCTCCTGGTGGAACGTGGAGTGTTCAATTGTATGAGATGATGACGGGTGGAACAACTTGGGTTCCTGTAGGATTTGCTGGACCTTTAAACGAGGGTGATAATTATACATTCTTTAATTTACTTCCTGCAACAGGTAGAATATATAAATACGTTGTAACAACTACAACTTTAGATGGTGAAAAATGTGATTTTGAACATTTATTCGAATTAACGTGTCAAACAACACAATGTGATCAGTCTAATTGGGATTTAGATCTTCCAAACTTAACAGATATAATTCCTTGTGATGCTAATACTTCTTATAATCAATTAGGATCTTTTGGAATAACTGCAAATGCTGGTGGACATTCTAGCGCTAATCAATATGGTATAACAATAACAGATCCACAAAGTAACGATCAGGTGGTTGCTTCATCAGCTGTAAATATAGATTTTGGTATCGGGTTTCAATCAACAAATATTATTGGAAGGGTTACCAATCCTCCTTATCACTCTACCACAGGAGGTGTAGGTAATGGAGGCACTGATGCTTACGACGTTACATTTACAGATGATTTAGGATGTACATTAACACTACGGTGGGACTGGCCGTGTAGTGATCCTTGTGCAACTTATGGATGTACAGATCCAGCGGCTTGTAATTATAATTCAGCAGCGTGTGCTGATGATGGATCTTGTAATTTTGATTCTGGATGTACAGATTCTACAGCTTGTAATTATAATTCAACGGCTACTTGTGATGATGGTTCTTGTGTTTATGGAGGGTGTACAGATTCCTCAGCATATAACTATGATGCTACTGCTGGTTGTGATGATGGTAGTTGTTTATATTATACACCTCAATGTCTTGAAGTTGATAATACAAATTCATTTAATGCAAACGCTGCTGGTGTTGTAAAAGTTGATTGTGCTGGTGAACCAGAATATTTTGATTATCCAACAAATTCACAACCAAACATTGCTTACGGACCAGATACAACTTGTTGTTTTACTGTTGGGTGTATGGATCCACTAGCAATACACGGTAGTGGTATAGGTCAATATTCACCTACCAACAACGTTCCTAGTGGTTTAATTACTGGATATTATGGAATTGGTGACAATGATGGTAATAGTAATTTAGATTGCCAAACACAAGGTGAATGTCTTACTTCCGCGGAAACTAACGGTTTACATAATGGTCTTGGTTGTAATCAATGTGCATGTGCTGGTTGGAACGAAATTATAGGAACAGGCTTGTTATGTACATCGGGATCTCTTGGTTACTGTTTATATCCTGGAGCTTGTCTTATTCCTGATCTTAAATTCGAACAAGAATTAATTACATTAGGATATGATACAGGAACTCCAGACGGTGAAATAGATGATACTGCAGCTTCTGGTGTTACTAATTTACCTCTACCAAGTAAAGGTATTGTTGAATTAACAGGTATACAATGTTTTACAGGTTTATCAATGGGATTAGATGTAAACGGAAATACGAGCGGTAGTGGTGAATATGGTTTAGTTGTTAATAATAATTATTTAACAAATTCTCTACCTTTAGATTTAAGTAGTAACACGAACTTAATAGGTGTAAACTGTTCTAATAATACTATATTAGAAAAACTTAATATATCTAATGTTACATCTATTAAGAGAATAACCGCAGAAAACTGTAACTTAGATCAAATAATATCAAGCTCTGGAGGTGTTTACACAGAACCAGCAACATATTTTAAATTAAAAAATAATAACTTCACGTCTTTTGATGCGACTAATTTTAGTAATAATATAAAGCTTCTTGATCTACGTAATAATAGTATTCTTACAACTGTTAACGTAACAGGGGCTGATAAGTTAACAAATCTCTATACAAGTAATAGTCCATTATTAACAACATTAACATTAAGCGGAAACACAGATTTATTTAATTTACAAACTGAAAACTGTCCATTATTAACAACATTAGATATATCAGGTGTTACAGGTTGGGGTAATCTTTTGAGTGGTAACTATATGATGAAGTTAAAAAATTGTAATATAACGAGTATAACGTTCCCAACATTGTCTAACCACCCGTCATTAGACATACGAAATCAAAATGGAAATTTAACAACTATAGATCTTCGAAATATCACTAATATTGTTAGTAGTGGTACTACTGGTGTAAGGCTGGATGGAAATAATAACGTTACGGTTTATACTGGGTGTACGGGTGGTAATTGTACTTCAGGTACGCCTAGACACAATTTTGTATCTAATATGTTTAAAGATGGTGGATATCCTAATTGGACTTATACTCCAAGCACTAACTTACAGGTTTGTGTTGAGCCAGGAGGACCTTGTAACGATATAGACACTTGGTAATTAAAAATATAAAATAAAATGACTATGTTTGAATTAAAATATCAATTATCACCCAATGGTCCTTATATGGAAGGAGGAGAGGGAGGAGAAAGAGCTGGCGATGAAGGAAGCGAAGCGGTTACTGGTGGTGGAACTGGTGCTGGTGGAGGAGCTGGTGGTGAAACTGGTGGTGGTAACGGTGAAAACGGTGGTAAAGGTGATGACAATCCACCAATAATAGATCCCGCAACTGGAGAAATAACATACGCAAAACCAGTTGAAAAAATAATACGTGTTTTTTCTATAAATGAAGAAAGAAAAGATATAGAAAAAAAAGGTGAAGTTAGAACTATAACAATTAAAGGAACACCTAGTTCTAGATTTTCTATAACTATAAAAGATAGCTCTGATTGTAGTATACTAGAAAAAGCTATTGATTTTGTTTTTATAGGTATTGATGGTGTTTATACTTTTGATCAAAAATTTCCTTCAATAGAGTCGGCTGAAGGTTCTTCTAAGTCAAAAGAAACGTATACTATAAAAATAATCCCAGCAGCTGATGTTAAGTTAGCTAGAGCTGTTGGAGAATCAGGAGAAAACGCAGATATTCCAGATACTATTACGTTAAATCAATACGCGGATGTTACTATAAC